ATCATCTTGTCATTACCCTTCTATAACTACGGGTCCTAATTATAGACCTCATGTTACCAAGAACAGGGTGCATAAGGGCAGAACGTCTGCTCCCAAAGACCTTACTCAAGTTAGATGTAAAAAAGTTAAATCAAAAAAATTCAAGAATTAGTATGTCAGTAGAAGAAAGCTTCTTTGAGAAGAAAATTATTAGAATGTGCCAGGGCTTTAGTTTTAGAGCCTTGGACAAGTGTGATCAGGATTATTTAATCTCAATGTTCAATCAAATAAAGAACACTGAGTCCTGTCCAAAGGGAGGAGGAAGCTTTAATAAATCCTATCCTAACGCAAGAAACTTTAGGTTTACACTTAAAGATCAAACAAGTGAGACTTCATGTTCTTATGGGTCTCACCTATTAAATCAAGTAAAGTATTTTTTAACCTGGGACTTTGGTCCTGAAGAAAATTAATTTTAAAATGGTAATTTCTAATTCTAAAAAACAACATTTATTGAGCATGTTAACTCGTTTAAGAGTAACCGGATTGCTCGTATCATGCTCTAAAGCTACTGGCTATAAGATGACAACTCTCAATGCGTATGGCAGAGAGAGTCATCCAACAAGTGATAGAGCTTACAAAAAGATTAAAGCATACTATAATCATACTTATAGTATCAACGAACCTGTTAAGGAGCAAGTAGAAGAGAAGGTAATTGTACCTACTGCTAAACTAAAAGCTCCTGAACCTGTAGCAAGTGAGTCTTTAATAGACAAACTCATTGCTCGTGCAAAATCTGTCGTCGTTAAAGGCGACTCTGCAGTCTTCTATCTTACTGATGAAGACTGATCTAATCTATAATTTAACTTATTTTAAGTTATGAATCCTTTATTTGTAAATGCCTTAGACTCAGGCAAAGTAGTCGTTCGTCGTTGGTGGTATAATCAACACTCTGAAAAAGATCAGGTAACTGTTCAGTTCTTCCAAAAAATCAAAGCTCCAAGTAGTGGTGATACTAAAAGTTTAGTAGCCAAGGCACAAGGATTAAGTGATGGACAAATAGTATCTGCTCTATTCAGTTTCTCTAGAGATGTAGCCGAGAGTTTTCTTGGCAGTACGGAAGGTAGTTTCGTTACTGGGGGGCAACCAATCTTTGCAGAAGATTTCTTTGGTGAAGAGGTTAACATTGAGGTTACGGAGAACTTTACTCCTAATCCTTATAGTAAATCTCATGAGCCAAAGATGAACCCAGGTACCGGTGAGATTATTACTATGTACAATCCTGAAACCCAACAAGAAGATCCAGTATATAGACATACTGAATTGATTGCTGGCCAAGCTGATCATGTATTTTTAGATATTAAAGCATCTAATAGTGTACATGCTAGTATTGGGAAGTTTAATTCTAATATAGATTTAAGCTCTATAGCAGGAAAGTAATTACATTGTAATCACTTCTTAGTACCTGTACGTTTAGCGGATTTACGTACACCTTTTTTCATTCCATTTCGGGCTCTATTAGTGGATCTATTTTCCATCTTAATAGTTCCCGATTTGGTATGAGAAGCATCTTTGTTGTCACCATTTCCATAGGTGCCAGCTTTATGGTTAGCTTTATTAGATTGTACTCTATTGCTAACCTTTTTCTTTTGGTATTCTTTATCGTATGCAAGCTTCTTAGCCTTAGCTTTAGGATTACTAGCGTAATACTTAGCAGACTTAGACTTGCCACTTGATTTACCAGCTAATGAATTTCTTGCCATAGGTACAAAGGTAAGAAATTTTTGCCCTCTTAGCTCAACTGGATAGAGCAACGCACTTCTAATGCGTAGGTTATAGGTTCGATTCCTATAGAGGGTACAATTCAATTAAGTTTAACTCCTAAAAAAATAAAAAATGGAGAGCACAATTCAAAAAGCAGTAAATGCTTTGTTTGATTCACAGTTAAGTACAGAGTATGTACTGGCTATTGCCAATGCCTTGAAAGAGGATAAAAAGTTTGAATTAGATATACCTGAGTCAACTCAGAAACTATCTGAAATCTTAGGCCTTAAGTTTAACCATTCAGCAGACAGGACTTTCGAGTCAATAGGTTATTCAGAGAATCAACTTTCTAAAGGTGGTCTTGCTGTAATGGATTTAATAGACAAAGATTTCTCTAAGAATTCAGAGGTAATAGAGTTCGTCTTGGATGCTGACTACCAGTACAAAAAAGAATTATTAACCATGATTATCTTAAAAGGTATTCAAGAAATTACACAGCAATGAGTAAACAGACAGTATTAGATCTTCTCGGAGTTACCATGGACCATAATAGAGATAACATGTTAGAGTCTTTTGGTATAGCACTAGATGATGAGAGTACAGAACAGTTGGCAAAGCTTATCAAAAAGGCTGATATGTATATGAGAGTAGCTCCTACTAAGTCTCAGGCATTAGAGGAAATAGTCAAAGGACAAGTATTCAATGAAGAAGATACTAGAGTTATTACTCTATTCTTCTTTATTGCAGGAGCTAAAAGCCTAATTCATATGGTTAGTAAGTAAATTAAATTCAAACCCAATTAAAAATTTTTAAAAATTCAATTATGAAAAGTACATCAGTATCAGCAGGAAAAAAAGTTTCAGCATCAGCAGCAATGATAGAAGAAGTTTTAGCAGAGACTTCTAAAATCTTAAAAGAAAGAGAAGAAGAGAAAGCTCATAGAGAAGCAGCTTCTGGAAAGGATATCAGCGGTTATATCAACATGGGAGGATATATGCTCAATGAGGGCATGTATAAAGTAATGGTGAGAAATGTAGAAGCTGGAACTAACACTTTGTTGTTGGGACCAACTGGTGCAGGAAAGACTGAACTCGTAGATGCAATCGCTAAGCATCTGGATTTGCCACTAACTATCATTGATATGGGTACTATGACAGACCCTATCGTATCATTGGTAGGTAGTCATACAATCAGTGTACAAGACGGGGTTACCCGATCTGAGTTCAAGCGTTCAAGATTCTCTGAGATCATCCAGAAACCAGGCATCGTTCTTTTGGATGAGCTGTCAAGAGCTTCTGCTCAAGCTAATAACTTGCTGTTTCCTGTATTGGATTTCCGTAAGGAGTTGGCTATGGAGTATGACTTTGAGGATAGCACTCCTGTAAAAGTACATCCTGAATGTGTGTTCGTTGCTACTGCTAACTTAGGTAGTGAGTACACAGGTGCATCTAAACTTGACCGAGCATTGGTAGATAGATTCATGCTTCTTCAAGTGAAAGAGTTGCCTTCAAATGTAGTATCATTTATCATGGCAAATCTTTTCCCAGAGATTGGAAAATCTGAATTGAAATCTATCATTGATACTTATGTTCAGATTAACACTGGATTTAAGTCATATGATAACCAAGCTTCATTCTCTTTGAGACACTTGAAGAATGTTTGTGAGCTGGTTCAAGATGGATTTACTCCTTACGATTCTTTCTACATGATCTATGATGGTTTAGCACCTGACGTAGAGAAAGTTCAATCTTCAATCTTTAACGCTATTAAAAAGTAAATTATGGCATTCTTCAAAACTACAAGCTCTTCTAAAAAGAAGACCGGAAGTTCTTGGAGTAGATGGGAATCCTCCTTCTTTGGAGGGTTTCTGCCTACTCTTTTGAATCACTCTTATGTTAAACTACCTAAGGAAATAATAACAAGTGTTGCTACATCAGCTGAATATGATAGAAGACTATTCAAAACGGACGTATACAAGCTGTTGAGTATGGTTATCTATTATTACTTTTCTCTTCATAGAGGAAATGTTAGGACATTTGTAGAAGAAGTTACCCGTTCTCCGGCTGATCTTCAGGAAACCATTAAGTCTAATGACTATATGTACTATTTTCAAAATGATATAGGAAGTTATACTCCAGAAGCCAGTAGTCATTTTGAAGTATTAGTTAAACACTTTAGGGATTTATTAGAGGAAGGAAAAATAAGTTCGATAATTGTAAAGCTAAATGATTCTTTTTTAGAGGACATGGTAGATCAAATTATAGGATCTAATCTTGAAATCAAATCACTAATTGAGCATTATAAAACTAGTATCCTAGCTGGAGAAATTCATTATGAGTTTCCTATTAACCCAGAAGAAGGTAAGAGTTACAGTGATCAGTTTTCTAGAGATTCAGAAGGTGATGAACAATTTATGAGAAACCTTAAACAGATTATTTCTTTTGATTCTCTTGGCAATTTATCTGAAGACTCTATTAAATTAGTTAAAGGAGGATATGGTTCTCAAGATGCTTGTGATCCAGATCTTTTAAAGAAGACTAAGTTTTTAATGCCTTCAAGTCCTTATCCAACTAAGGCGTATGAAAATATGTTTGGGGAAAACTATGAGGATTTAAGTAGACAAATATCTGCTCACCTTATAAAGACTTTGGATATTACTTTTGATCCTACATCAGACGTTATTAAATCTACTAGACAGGGTAAGATTGACTCTAACAAGTTAGTATGTGCTACCGCTGGAGATTTGAATGTCTACCAAAGGAAAGAAGAGAATCAAATAGTAAGACCTTTCAAAGTTGTAATGCTCGGAGATGAATCAGGTTCTATGTGTGATTCTGCTAGAATACAAGCTTTTATGATGGAAGCTTACTACAATGGTTTCTGTGAGATTATGAATCCAGATGACATCTTTGTTTATGGGCACTCAGGTGAGTATGATCCTGAGATATACATCTACAATGAGCCTGGAGTTACTGACTTTAAAGAAAGAATACAGTTAATGGATTCTAAGTGCGAGAACTATGACTCTCCTGTGATTGAAAAGATCCATGAAAGAGTTAGAGGTATGACTGATTCTCCTATACTTATGCTGTATTTTTCTGATGGTGCTCCTTCTGGTAATGGATATGGAGGAAATTCTGCTGAGAAAGAACTTATAAGAGTATCTGAAAAGTGTAAGAGAGATGAGTTCTTAGTTATTGGTGTAGGTTTTGCCGGTAGAGATCTTTCACAGCTGTATCATTTTCATGTAAATGTTAATGAAAGACAGTTAATGTGGGATTGGAAAGACTATGGTAAAATAGAACCTTCTGTTCTTAAGGCTACTGCTACTTATAACAAAGCAGTTAAGACTGTCTTCTGTTAACTTGTGGACTTGTAGGTATTGATGGTTTTCACTATCATTACCTACTTACAATACTGCTAGGCTAATCTAGTAGTTTTTAACTTTAATTTATTTTTAACCACCAGTTGGTTGGAAGTTCATTAAATTAATTTTGGGTAATACCCGGACTGATAACGATTGGTCCGGGTATTTTAATTTTAAAACAAACATTATGAAAAAGATTATTTTAATACTTTCGTTAGTAAGCCTCTGTCTAACTGGTTTTACTCAATCAGAGGAGTTCGTCCGTATTTATACAGAATGGAGAGTACTAGACGGAGAAACATTTGAAGTTGAGAAGTCTAATTTTGAAATTACTATCGTTACTTTCAACCCTGGAGGTAAGAATATGATAGAAATCAAAAGAGAGGGCTCAGACCCTTTTTACTTATTTCAAGTAGGAGATGTTGACGATGATACAGATGATAACGGTAAGGCTGTTCAGACTATCAAAGCTGTCAATGAAGAGGGTTTAGATGTTATGTTTAGCTTTTTTGAAGATGATAAAAAAGGAGTGTTACTGGTCTTCGAAGATTATGACGGAGTAAGACTGGTTAATTTCTGTAATTAAAACTTAATCCAATGGTTGAGAATTTAGAAGTAAAAATCTTTGCACTATCTAATTTATTGCAAGAATACTTAGATGAAACTGAAGGAGTAACTAAGTTTAAAAACAAAACAAGGTTCCATATCAGAGGACTTCAGGAACAACTAACTAAACTAAACACTGTTAAAATCGAACAAGATGAAGTTAGTTTACTTGTTAGTAAAGCAGTCAATGCTCTTGAAGAATCTTTAGATAAATAATAAGAGAGCAAGTAGTGAAGCTGTAATAGATGGTGGTGTTAAAATGACGAAAAAGGGTTAGGAGTAGTCAGAGCGCAAACAAACTATCTATCAGTAACCTTGAAAGACCCGAAGCTTGCTCTCTTTAATCTAATCAATTATGAAAATAGAATTACAACCATGGGAACACACCTGTGAAGATGGGTGCTGCTTCAGAACAGGGTACGATGTTTTCCTAAACGGAAATAAGATTGGTAGTACCGAAGGAGAAGATGCTAACGAGTTAGCAGACATTCTGAATGACTACTACAGCGAGACAAAAAGTCTAAGGGATCTTATTAAGATTGAGAAAGACTTGACCAGAATGTTTGACTCTGACACTAGAGTAGCCATGGCATTGCTTGAAACAATTAGAAATTTAAAATCATGAAACAACCATTTAGAGTAACCATTGAACACTATGACACAAAGGTCGTAGTAGAGAAAGATCGTTCTGATCTTGACATACACGAAGTTGCTGAACTTTTAGCTAAGGCTTTAATGGCGGTAGGTTATGCAGAGAAAACAGTTGAAGAAGTTATTAATGTAGAATTTTAACTATGGAAGAAATAAACTTTACAGAATCACAGCTACGTGCTGTTAACAGCTTGAAGAATCAGTACATACTAAAGGGTGTTTACATAGGGATTGCATTGACAGCTATATCAGCATTTGCTATTACACTAGCTGTAACATTAGTAGGGAAATACTCATACTTAATTTATAAACTATGATTAAATGGATTAAAAGATGGTGGAGTTCTGAAAATAAAATTAGTTATGTATACGTAATTTATTGGTTTGATTGGCGAGCAGAAAAAAGACGCATGTTAGCTTTTAGAGACAAAGAAGAAGCTATTGATTATATACATGAACTAAAAGATAGGGATGTAGAAAACTCTCACAAACTTTCAATAACAATCGACACAATAGAATTGATATGATAGACCCAATTATCCAAAGAGTCTTGGATAAATTCCAAGAACGTTCAGCAGAAGGAGTTAAAAAATATGGAACTACTTTGGCTGACAATCCGGAAGCACATGAAACTTACTGGCTTCGGCATTTACAAGAAGAACTTATGGATGCTGTTAACTATTTAGAAGCTAGAATTAAACAGATAGAAGATGGAAAAAAGAGTTGACTATACCTTTGAAGGTACCGAAGTAAATGTGACTATAGTCTATCAGCATTACAACAGAGAGACTGGAGATAGATTTAATCCTCCTTCCTATGGATATGCTGAAGTTGAGCAGATTCTACTCGGAGATGTAGACATAATGGATATACTTCATTATGATTATATCAATGAAGTAGAAAATTATCTTAAAGGATTAATACTAGAAGAGCGATGATATACTTTATTACTAACCAAGTAGAGCTGTTCGATAGTTATCCGGCCCATATCCAAAGGAGAACCCTAAATGAGATGATCACGGATATTAAAGATGTTGATATACTTGCAATAGATACTGAGACTGAAGGGTTTGACCCTTACACTAATAATCTTATTTATGTACAGATCGGAGACTCTATTAATCAATATGTAATTGATATATCTACGGTTAGTATAAAGTCTTTAAAGAATTTATTAGAGTCTAAGACTCTTATAATGCATAATGCAAAGTTTGATTTGAGATTCTTCTTCCATCAGGGCATTTATCCTACTAAAGTATTTGACACATTCCTAGCAGAGACTGTCCTTACTACCGGTATGATAAAGCCTCCAGGTTATAGAGGTCTTGATGGATGTCTACGAAGATACCAAAAAGTTCAATTACAAAAAGAAGTCCGAGGACTTATACACCGAGAAAGATACTCGACAAGAGTTCTAGAGTATTCAGCAGCAGATGTAGAACACCTACATAACTTAATGGATAGTCAACTGTTAGCTCTTGATAACAATGATCTTTTAAAGTGTATAAGCCTTGAGAACAAGTTCGTTGTAGTTCTAGCTTATATTGAGTACTGTGGAATCTATCTTGACACTCTTAAGTGGAAACAAAAGATGGAAGAAGATCTTAACAAACTTTCTCTACTTATCAGAGAGATGGAAGACTGGGTAAAGAATAATTTACCTGGATCTTCCTTTATCAACACTCAGTTAAGTCTATTTGATGACTCTCCTGGATGTCTAATTAACTGGAACTCAAGCAGTCAAGTTATTAAATTGTTCCAAGAGATTGGGATAAATACTTATGATGCTAAAGAGGATAAGCATACTGTAGATATCAAGATACTGTATAATCAGATAGATAAATTTGAGTTTCTCAAGATCTATATAGAGTACAGTAAGGTATTTAAACTTGTAAGTTCTTTTGGTGAATCTATTCTAAAGGCTGTTAATCCAGTTACTCGTAGAATTCATACCAGCTTTAGACAGATTAAGGATACCGGTAGGTTATCATGTGGGGATAAGAAAAGGAATGCTCCTAATCTTCAGCAGATACCATCAGACGATAGACATAGGTCTTGTTTTATAGCAGAGCCTTCCAATAGTATTATTGTATGTGACTATGCTTCTCAAGAGTCTAGAATCTTAGCTGATTTGTCTAAGGACCCTGACCTTGTGAAGTTTTATCTCGAAGGAGGTGCTGATCTTCACTCGTATGCTGCTAAGGTAGTTTACAAAGAGTTGTCTGAAGTACCTTTGGATGATATAAAGGTTCACCATAAGGACAAGCGTCAGATAATGAAGGGCTTTAACTTTGCATTAGCCTATGGCGGTACTGGTGAGACAGTTAGTAGGAACCTAAACATTCCTATTGATATAGCTAAGCAGGCTGAGATAGATTACTTCAAAGCTTTTAGTGGTCTCAAGAGTTATTTTGAGATAGCTAAGAAAAAGCCTGTGAAAAATGGCTATGTTTTAATTGATAAAGTTAGTGGTAGAAAGTCTTTCATAGACTTTTATCCTGAATACCAACGGTTAGAAACTATTATTAATAAGCATGGATTCTGGGAAGAATATCGTTTCCATAAGAACGGTGACACTCAAGAGTTTGCTAATTACTATAAGCCTACTGTAAGAGAGTACTTCAAGCTTAGAGGTATCATGGAACGCAAAGGTCTTAACTATGTTATCCAAGGTACTGCAGCTTCTCAGACTAAGTATGCTGGTATTAAACTATTCAAGTGGATCATGGAAAATAATTACTTCGGTGTAATTAAGATAGTTAATCTAGTCCATGATGAGATAGTAGTAGAATGCCCAAGTGAAATGGAAGACGAAGTAGCTAAACAAGTTCAGACAGCTATGGAGGAAGGTGCAAATGCGTTTATGGAAATCATTCCTATGTACGCAGAGCCAGAAGTATCTAATCATTGGAAAAAATAATCATATGAATCCTATAATATTTCCAGGCTTACCGAGAGGTAAACAGCTTATCTATGTTGCAACTCATCCTATGAGTAGAGGTAAGATAAGCACAAGAAGATTGAAAGAAATAGTATGTGGTTACTTTTCTATGGATTTTGACTATGCTTTTTCTAAAACTCGGAAGAGAGAATGTGTAAGAACTCGTCAATGGTATGCTTTCTTTGCTAGAAAGTATCTAAAGATGACTTACGATCAGATAGGTATGACTCTAGGAGGATTAGACCATGCTACTATTTTACATGCAGAAAAAGTAATTAAAAATGAAATCGAAAGGTATAAAGAATCAGAAGATGACTACAAGAAAATTAACAGGATAATACTAAGAGAATGACAAGAGATCAAAGACAGAAACAAAGTTTAAATGCGTGGGCTGTACAAGGTTATCAAGGCTGTCTCCAAGCTGTAACAGGTTTTGGTAAGACCAGGGTAACCATTATGGCTATTAAAGGGCTGACTAAAAAGAATCTAATAAAGACTACCATAGTAACTGTACCTACTATTACACTTAAAGAACAGTGGGAACAAGAGATTAATACATTCAAGCTTAAAGGAGTAGAAGTATTTGTAAACAACACAGCTGCTATGAGAGCCTCGGAATTATCCGCAGACTTATTAGTATGTGATGAAGTTCATACAATACCTACTGATACAAGAGGAATTATATTAGACATACCTCATAAATACTTTCTAGGATTGAGTGCTACCATCAAAAGATCTGATGGAAAGCATGAAGAGATACTAGACAGGTATCCGGTATTCGATGTAGTTACTTTTGAAGAGTGCTTAGAGAATGGATGGATTAGTCCTTATACTGTGTACAATATCCCAGTAGATCTATCGGATGAAGATAGAAAGTTGTATGACAAAGCTGATAGAAGCTTTAGGTATGCTGCCTCTCAGATAGGTGGTTACGGGCCTGATACGCTTAGATTAGCTCAGACCTGGATCAAGAGTCCAGACAAGAAAGAACAGGGCTTAGCAGCCATGTATTACAATGCTCTGAGGAGGAGAAAAGATATCTGCATTAACAACCAAAATAAGGTAGAAATTGTAGAAAAAGTTGTATCTTTATTCTCCGACCGATACGGTATAATCTTCTCACAATCAGTAGATTTCGCTGATTCTATCAGGGAATCTATAGGAGAAACAGCAGTAACCTTTCATAGTAAATTAACTAAGAAAACTCAAAGAGAAATCCTAAATGACTTTACAGAAAAACAATCAGGAATTAAAACTATATCCACTGTTCAAGCGTTGGATGCAGGGTTTGATTTCCCGGAGTTATCGCTCGCTGTTGTTGCTGCCGGCTACAGTAGTCAGCTTACTAACATACAGCGTATCGGAAGGACTGTCCGTGCTCAAGAAGATAAGGAAGCGATAATCATTAATCTGTACAGTAGAGATACTCAAGAGGAACGTTGGTTACAGAATAGACAGAAAGGTACTACTCCAATCTATTTGAATAGTATTCACGATTTAATTTCTATTTATGAAGTATCCAGTAGAGTTCAGGCACCCGTCGGGGATTAGCCCTGATGAACAAGTTTTCCTCTCTCTTCTTAAGGACAAAAAGATTGAAATAGCTCAGTCTGCTTTAGACAATGCTGAATTGAAGGTTGATCTAGATTTTTTAAAAGAAAAAGGTTTTATCCTAAACAATCCTCCGTTTGTTAAAGATATAATACTTAGCAAGAAGAATCCAGATAATGTTAATGATGTTGAGGAATGGATAGAAGACTATAGACTTTTGTTTAAAGGCAAGAAGATGGGAGCTATGGGCTCTAAGTCAGCTTGTATTTTTAAGATGAAGAAGTTCTTGGTCGAGTATCCTGAATATGCTAATGTACAGTTGATCATGGATGCAGCTAGAAGATATATCAATAGCGAGAAAAAGAATGGCTATGTGTATCTACAACGTGCTGATTATATTATTAGTAAAAAAGACCATGATTCAGTAAACTCAAGGCTTGCTATCTTTTGTGAAGAAGTAAATTCTTTAGAAGATGCAGTCCAAAAGTTTAATGAAGCTGGTCGTCAAACAATCTAAAACAAAACAACTATGGGATGGATGAAAGAAGTCTGGCGATTAATGCGAGACGAAGAACTCAGCTATGATGAAGCTATAGATATTGTAGCTAACGAAAGAAGAGAAAGAGAAATACAACAACAAGAGTATGAGCGAAGAGCTAACTACGCTGAAGAGTAGATTCTGGGCTGAAGTAGCAAGAGGACATCAGGGATTAAATGAAGGTTTACCTATGGGTTTTAACCGACTAACTAAAGTAATTTGTAATGTTCAACGAGGACGTTATGATCTTTGGGGAGGAGGTACCGGTACTGGTAAATCTTCAGCTGTCCTTGATGCCTATGTTATTAATCCTATTGAGTATCTCCTTGCAAATCCTGAGTGTACCAGCACTATTAAAATCAAGTATTACAACTTAGAGATGGCTACTATGCCGCTGATGGCTAAGCTTATGGCTAGGCGAGTTTATGAGCAATCAGGCGGTAGAATACTGCTAAGTGTAAACAAGATTTTTGGTAGAGGTAAGTACAGGATGACTAAGGAAGAGGATGCTTACTTAGGAGAAGCTCAAGATTACTTTGACATGTTAACTCAGTATGTAGAATTTGTTGATGGGTCTGTAAGTCCTTTGTTTGTTTACAAAGATTTGCTGGCTTTGGCAAATGAAAGAGGTACAATAACTAAGTATGAGAATGGTCACTGGGACTATGAACCTCATAATCCTAATGAGATTGTAGTTGTGGTCATTGATCATGTTGGTTTGATTACTCCTAACAAAGACCACATGGGTAGTAAGAAGAAAGCTATTGATGACTTATCAGAAATGCTGATTAAGTTTAGAAATAGATGCGGATTCTCCCCTGTTGTTGTAAGCCAATTCAATCGTTCTATAGAGGCTATGGATAGAAAGTCTAACTCTCATCCGGATCCTCAACTATCTGACTTCAAAGATACCGGTAACCCAGCTCAGGATGCTGATACTGTTATTGCTTTGTTTAATCCAATTCGTCATAGGTTATCTGACCACAATGGCTATGATATGAATACTTATGGTAGCTTCTATAGAGGTTTATCTGTTCTCAAGAATCGAGACGGTATAGACAATGTAGATATTGCCTTAGGTTTTATAGGTGCCATAGGTAAGATAAGAGAGTTGCCTACCATTGATGAATTAAAAGATGATCCTGCAAAGGTTCAAAAAGTACTAAACTATTTTAATGTAAGTTAAATGGCTACACTAGTGTACATTGTGGGTAGATCTGGTTCTGGGAAATCTACCTCTATCTGTCCTATTGACCAAGTTGGGATCAAAGGACTTAACCCAGAGACAACTATTGTTGTAAACACTGACCAGAAGCCTTTGCCGGCTCCTAACTTCTCTAAGCTATATAATGCTGAGAAGGGTAACTATTACAAGACCAATGATACTATTGAGATCATTGAGAATATTCTTAAGCCTGCCCATAAAGATGGGAAGACTAAGGCTATTGTGATAGATACTTGGTCTAGACTTCAGACTGATGCTATCATGTCTGCTAAGTTTAGAAAGAGATCCGGCTTTGATAAGTGGTCAGAATTTTCAGGTGCTCAATATGACCTCATCAACATCATTAATGATAAGATGAGAGAAGATATTGTAGTATACCTAATTGCTCACCCAGAAACTATCTATGATGAGGATGGATTTCCTCAAGAGAGAATAGCTACCCAGGGTCAGCAGTTAAAGAAGTTTGTTCCAGAATCATTCAGCTCAATAGTATTATATGCTGAGCCTTCTAAGGTTGCGGGACAAGGATTAGTATATGGGTTTAGAACAGTAAACTCAGGTGCAGATACTTGTAAGACTCCTATTGGACTATTTGAACAGGAATTTATTACCAATGACTTAGGTCAGGTAGACGATTCAATTCGTAATTATTATCAAATCTAAATAAATACACAGATGGAATTTACATTTGGAATCCCTTCTCAAAGAGGGAAAGCAGCTGCAAGTGCTGCTAATTTGTACCCATATGGTGCAGCAATTATTGTTGTTAAAAACAACGGACCTAGAACTTCTAAAGAGATTGTTCTTAACCAGGATATGTGCGACAACCTGGGCTTAGAAGATGGCGGTCAAATAGCCTTTGATTTTACTAAGGAGTCACCTGTTGTAGTAAATGCTACAGGAATGGAGTTACCAAAAGGTCAAGGCTACATTGTAAAAGCTAAGAAGGATTATCAAGGTCTTACTTTCAAAGACAGTAAACTTTGGGGATACTTTGTTAAGACTTACAATCTTGACGAAACTGCTGACAATAGCTTTGAAGCAGGAGCAGCAGTAAGCCATGATCCAGTAGCTTTTATGTTTGATCTTGCTACAATCTCTCAAGCAGATGAGGAAGTCATTACAATGACAACTACTGTTGAGTATGAGAATGAGCCAATGCCTATAAATGTTGGCTACATCTCAGACGATACTGAAACAAGTACTTTTAATTAATAACCTTTTATAAAATTTAAGCAATGAAGACATTCGATTTGAATGATAGCACCTATGATGGTGGTGGAAACGTTAACATTTTTAACGGTGGAGAAGCAGGTAGAGCTGATAACTGCACAGTAACTTTGGAAAGAACTAAACAGGAGGATAAAGAGAATCCTAACTCTCCTGATTACAAGCTTATCTTCAAAGATCAATCTGGAGCAGAAGCTAACTTAGGTTTTTGGTATCCAAAAGAAAATGACACTGATGAGAATATCATTAGATTTTTGAAGAAACTTAAGCACATTGCTCATGTTTTCTGCGGGGCCGATGCTCAGCTCCCTAAAGGTAATCCAAAAGCTATCCTCGATGGAGTAATGAAAATGTGTAAAGACACAGGAATGCAACTCCCTGTTAGAGTATTTGTAAACTACGGTACTAATGGATATGAAAAGAAATACTTAACTGTTAGAAGTTTCGTACCTTTTATTGAGTCCATGGCTGTACCTGTAGAAGAGACAAGACTAAAGGCTACTAGCATTGAGAACATGACTAGACCAGAGGCCGAAGAAACTTCAGGATCAGTAGCAAGTACTACTTCTGGAGACGATGACTGGGACTAAGTCTTAAGTTATTGGTTATTGTTAGCAAAGATAGGGGGTGTAAAAGCCCCCTATTATTTCTATTTTTATAGCTATGGTTTATGATTTAAACGATTCAGATTTTGATCCTAGCGTATTTAAAGACGACATTCTAAAAGTTGCATCTGAATATGATATTCTTAGATACTATTTCCCTGACCTAACTTTTTACAAAGCTAATCACTCACCGTTCAGAGGTGATTCAGTACCGTCCTTTGGTATTACTAATCAACATGGCTTTCTCTATTGGAGAGATTTTGCTACTGGTGAGTATGGTAATATATGGACTCTGGTTGCTAAGAAGTTTAACACAGATTTTTCAGGAGCCTTGGCTATAATAGCTAAGGACTTTGGTATCAGAGATGGAGCTGACTTTAAAAAGATAGCTGCATCTATTAAGAAGATTTCTGTTCCGGAAAAGAAGACTGTCGAGCTAGGCATAAGATCGAGGCCATGGAAAACAAGAGATAAAGAATTTTGGAGCCAGTTTGGTATAACTAAAGAAGTTTTAGAAGAATACTTGGTTTCTCCAATAGACTATATGTTTTTCAATGGTCACCCTGTTAAAGCAGATAAGCTAGCATATGCTTATCGAGAACTAAAAGATGAAGTACTTACTTTTAAAATCTATCAACCCTATTCAGAAGACAGAAAATGGATTAGTAATAACAACCTCTCAGTATGGGAAGGTTGGTCTCAGCTACCTGAGACTGGTGAAATACTTATTATCACCTCATCCAGAAAAGATTTGATGACTATTAAAGCACTGACAGGTATTCCTTCAGTGAGTCTTCAAGCCGAAAGTATGACTCCTAAGAGACATGTTGTCGAAGAATTAAAGGATAGATTTAGTCATGTGTATGTACTTTATGACAATGATTATTCTAACCCTAATAATCCCGGTAGAACTTTAGGTAATAAGTTGGCTACTACATTTGATTTAGATCAAATAGAAATAGCTGAAGTGTATGAGTCTAAAGATCCTAGTGATTTGTGTAAGAACAAAGGACCTAAGATATGTAGAGAAGTTCTACTGGATTTATTAATTCCTCCTTTTTAATTATGAAATTAGAAACATTATCATCTTCAGTAGAAATAAGCACTACTATGAAGATGGATTCAATTAAAGCAGAACTTGCTGGGGACAAGCTCCATAAGATGTGGGACTTATTACAGTCCCCTTATAGAGATCCTATATCCTCTTTGATTAGAGAGTATGTAAGTAACTGCTTTGACTCCCACATAGAAGCTGGTGTAAGTACTCCTGTTTATGTTGCTATGGATGAGGATCAATCAGGAACCTTCTGGTTATGTGAAGACTTCGGTGTTGGTATTAGTCCGGAGAGAGCTAAAAATATTTTTATGAAATATCTAAGCTCTACTAAGGAAGAGACCAATGAACAGATAGGTGCCTTTGGTATGGGATCTAAATCAGGTCTTGGTTATACAGATGTAGTACATATACGCACCAGATTTGATGGAACAGAATACCAGTATATGCTGCATAAAACATCTGATGCTCCAACTTTATCCTTAGTATCTACTAGTGAGACTGATAAAAGAAATGGCACTCAGATTAAAATTTATCTTAAAGATAGTTATGATGAGAAAAATAGTTTTAAAGCAAAAACTCAGGTTCAATTAGCTTACTTTGATAACATTGTTTATGGTAAGCAGCTGGATCACTTGAACAAAGATTTTATTATCTATGATCAAGATACCTTTGTTTATAATCCTAACTCTCAGAGAAACCAGGCTCACATTCTTATAGGTAATGTAGTATATCCTATAAACTGGGAAACTGTAGGGGAGTCTAGACTAAAAGATATTCCTATAGGTTTAAAGTTTTCTATTGGAGAACTGCCTGTGATCTTTACTAGGGAAGATATTAGATACTCTGATGCAGCATTAAAGCTTATTAAAGATAGAATGTTAGAGGCTGAGTTAGAGATTGCTAATTTAGTATTTCCAGAAGAGCTAAAGTATACTGATTTTTTAGAATATGTAAAAGCTCTAAGAGGTAATATAGAATATGTTTTTAGTGAAGACCATGTACTAAGTTTACCTGGCTTTAAGGCTGACAGCAGAATAGTGTATACTCCTAATCCTCACTTCTCTACTAAGTTTATAGAGGGTTTGAAGAGTAAATATAGCAGTGTAATATCATCATTATATAGTTCTGGTTATCCTATTTATAGAGTGATTAAGGGTGGTAAAAATTACGCTACTAGTTATACCCAGTATATAGATCCTCTTAAAAATTACTATGTAGAGTATGTTTATATGGATGCTGCTTCTGACCCTAGAACAAATAGGTATATCGACTGGAAGGTAACTAAGCGAGATTTGAACTGTCTTAGAGATTTTACTATGCCTTCTGATGATGTAATAGCTGGTGCTTTACTAATAAACAAGGCTGATCCTAACATGGACTTTCATAGAGAGTGGTATAGAACTCTTATGGAAGAATCTTTTGAATCTTTGTACACTTATAAATACTCTGATCTTATTGCTATGGTACCTGATAGTTTTGAAAAAGACTTGTCAGGTAAGAGTAAAGCAGTAGTCTTAGACAGTGATGAAGTTAGAGCAAAGGTTTATAGGCAAGTAGACGTTAATAAATGGGGCGGTTCAGCAGGACCTGAAGTTACCGGAGATTTAAAAGCTATTAAGATAAAAGATCTTAAAACTAGTACAATTATCTGGGCTGAAAGAGGTAAAGATTTGGACTGTACATTTACTAAAAGAGTGCTTTTAAATTTTAATGAAAAGGTTAAAGTTATCTCTGTAGCTAGTAGAGATGTAGAACTTCTTAAAAGTTTGTCTCAAGAGAATGCTAATCTAGTTTACATAGATGACTGGTATTCTAATCCTAATCCTATTATAGATTGTTTGTTGTTTGTAAATAGGTACAAATCTTTATGGGATTTATGGTTAGGTCAAAGTACATACTTAAAGCCTGGTAAAATACCTTATAGTCATATAACTTCTAAAAGTTCTAGCTATCTTTTGTCTAATTTAAATGAAGAATACTTCAGCCACTTAGAAGAAGTGTATAAAATCCACGGCAAGAAGTTAGACATGACTCATATGAGTGCTCTTACTTCTTGGTATAAAAGAGAGACGCAGTTAAATACTTTTATAGAACACTTTGATTATAAGTGTAGTAGAGAAGTATTATATGCTTTTATACTAGGTGGCGGTAAAATTCAAATGCCTTTAGCTAAAGCTAAGAACCGAAACTTTGAACAATTATTATTACAATATTATGGAAAAACAATTTGATTATTTCCGAGCGGGTAATACCCTGCTTGTAAAATTTGAAGACAGTACTTTTCAAAAAACTTTTGTCAACGGTGAAGAAGTAGAAAAGGTTTTAAGTGCTTTATCTAATACAGAAGATCTAACTATGGAAACTTTGATTCAAGAGTTTGGCTATAAGCCTGACTCTATCTCAGGTCAGATGTTGGAGCAGTCTAAGAAAGTAAAAGAGAGTATGGATATCATTGAGATAATGAAAGATATCCGAGAAAATGGTCATGAATATCTAGAAGTAGATGGTCTAAAAGTCTATGCTAAGGGTATTAAAATAGCTCTACCTGAAACAGTTATAAAAGAATTTATGCTGAGAAAGGATGATGAGAAGGATCTTAAAGCTCTCTTTAACTTCTGGTCACTATGCTGTCTTAATCCGGATGTAAGAGCCAGAGAAGACTTGTTTGAGTTCTGCGATAAGCATGGTATTAAACTTACTGATAAAGGTTATCTAGTAGTTTATAGAAATGCTGATGTAAAGAACTCCATGGCTAAGGATCAGAATCTCCATGACTTTATCTATGCATCTATAATAGAATGGAGAGGTAAAGGTTTACAACTGGATGACCTTTCTATCTTTAATAACGATGGGAAGTTCACAGTTAAGTCTGAAAAAGGTGATTACTTTGAAGGCGATGGCGGAACCTATATTGGCAATGTAGGAGAACTCTTGGACATCTTTGAGTCTAAGGGAGG